CGAATTTTGTTGACTCAGATAGAGTGGGTTCAACGAAGATATCAAATAATTCTGGATTGTCTACAACGCCGTCGTCGTCTTCATCAAAGAATCCCACCTTTACCTTCCTGTTGTCCTGGAAACCATCAGCCTCTGTGACCACATCTACCACCTGCCAGGTGATAGGGTATCCAATGCTGTTGCCTGATGACACGATGCTGTTGGTCTTTAATATCTTCACAGTGTCTTTGACGCTTCTACCTGTTTTGTAATCGTAGATTCTTTCTTCCACATCATAATGGAACTTGTTCTGAGATTCAGATTCAAATATGTAGTCTAATTTCCTGTACTGCACCGTGTAGGTGTTCCCGTCATTTGTAAATTTAAACCACCAGCTGGCGTCTGCGTTGGTGCCCGCTGTTGATCCGGCACTTGCAAGATCGAACACTGCACTAGTGCTTAAATTGGTTGATGTGATAACCTTCCATGTCTCTGAATTGACATCATACCTGAGGCCGAATTCCTCATATGCTTCTATCCTGTCCAGCAGGTCTGCTTCCAGTGTTGCGGAGAAAGAAGTGGTGAAGTTCGGAATGATTGCGTTTATCACAGAACCTTGTGGTATTATGTCAGTAAGAGTCACGGGACCGACCCCAGACTCAAGGTTTCCAGTGCCGCCATTCGCACCATCAAGCACGACTGAACCTATCTTGGCCCATGCCCTGTCTTCGGCGTTGTCCGTTCCCGCGGTGACCAAAGTCCCGTTCAAGAATTCTCTAGTGTCTGGTGACGTGAATTTGACTAATGCTCCTGGTTTCGCAAACTTCATGTTTGAAGTGGCAAAATCACCTATCACCAATGCGCCACCAGATGTGAAGTAACCTGTGTTGGTGTTGGTCGATGTTGTCGTGGAGTTCCATGTCGCTGAAAGTGTGCTTACATCCTTAGTTGCATATTTCAAGTAATAGAACTGCCTGGCATAGGCTTGTTTCAGTTTGTCCTCAACTGAGGCATCAATAGTTGACTGTATATCGCTACGGTTGTTGAACGTGAAAGTGAACTGCTGTACAGATTCTTCCCTGTAGAGTATGCCGTCTTCCGCGAACACACTAACGTTTGAGTATGCACCTGTTGGGTCTAGGATCTCTTTGGCCCTGGATATACCAGATGCTGATCTGTTCACGGATCTCACCTTGACGATCTCCTGTGATGCACTCAGGGGCACAACTTGGTAGTCCTCTGCTGTGATCATCCTGTTCTGTGAATAGTATACCTGCGCGGCCTTTTCCTTGATTGAATCATTTGATTCTGTTGCCGCGGAGTTGTACACACTCGCCTTCAGACTCAAACTCATCGTCAAAGACTGTTGTGCACCATTGGCATCTGTGTAAGGCACAGTCAACTGTATGCCCTGCATATCTGACGACTGTATCGCATACTTGGCATTGTCACTGACCCTATAGTAGGTCCTGAAATTGCCCAAAGGTATGTTTGCGAAGTTACCATCACCAAAAACTAGATCTATTGCATCGTTGTTCTTGGTAACCACATTGAAGATGTTTCTCTCTGTCTTTGATAGCGAGTTGTATATCGCGTTGTTGCCTGACAGAGATGGTACTTTTGTCCAAGACTCGGCCAACTGTCCGAACTGGTCTAATTTGTACAACCAGACATCTGTGTTGTTGACGTTTGGCTCATCTAACTGTTTGACAAAATTAGTAACTGATGTTTCCACTGTGAAGTCTGACTGCTGTAGTGTGCCTTGTTTGAACAGAAAGAAAAATCCTGTGTTATTTGAACTGTCACCTGAACCATCAGATCTGTAAGTGTAAGTAAGTCCTGTTCCAGGCACAGGTGATGATTCGTAAATCGAATCTGATTCATTTATTGTGCTTGGCACTATCTCAAATGATCTAGAAATACCTCCCACAGACTTCTGGAACTTGAACACAGGTAGATCCAACTGGTTTGAACTTAAAGTGTAAACTTCTGTGTCTATGCCACCGATTGTTCCCGACTCCCGTGGATTGCCAAAAAGTTGTCCTGTTTGATTTGCGGCATTTAATATTGCTGTGAATTGTTCTCTGTAATTTGAATTTGCAGAATCATTCCAAATTATGTTTGCGTTCGCTAAATTTGTTCCCGAGCTATCTTGCACATCTTGTGTAGTAGATATCGAATCTATCTTTAACAAACCGGTAGCCGGAAGATTTCTTTTTGCATTGTAATTGATTAACCTTGCAAGTCTAAGTACAGAGTTTCTTCTTTCGGCTGTCTCTAGGAAATTTTCCCTTGCGTTGAGATCCACCCTAAACGATAGTGCCTGTGCGATGTAGGCTATTAGATCTATGAGTGCAACATATTCTGAACTTTCAACAAAGTCATTGAAATCATCTGGATAGTTTTCTTGTAGATAGGCCACCATTGTTCTACGTAGCGTCTCGAAATCATATGATTTGAAATCTGCCTGCTGGAAAGCCTGGTAGATCTTCCTCCAATCTTCCGCTACAAGTAATCTGTTCTGTCTATCTGTTGTGGCCATACTGTTTGTATGGATATTTATATATTAAATTAAGTGCGTATATTAAGATAGGCGTAATAACGAATTCTCATCGAAGTTGAATCGCAGTTTCTCCGTGATATTCAGTGGCACATATTTTATTGTGGCCTGTATGGCAATACCCTTGTCTGCTTCTGAGACCAATATCTCCTCCGTGGCAATCCTTGGATCTGCGTTGAGATTAGCAGTGACGTCATCCACTATGGCGTCTTTGAGTGCTTCCGTGAATGGTTCAAATATTGCATCGTATATGATTGTGCCAAATTCCGGATTCTCCACCCTCTCCCCTTTACGTACAGAAAGCCTATTGATCAAGTCTTGCTTGGCAACCTCAAAATCATACAGTTTGAAGTTCTTTTTGTCCGCACGTGAACTGAAACCCTTGAATGTTACTGACTTGTTTGCCAAGTCTCCTGATCCTGAATCTCCGTATGCCATATGCTATATTTACGCGATGTCGTCTCGCTCCCTTCCCCCCGCAGGTCTCGTAAATGGTTCGTGTGTGACGAAACTTTCTTTATCTATTGTTGTCTTGCCTTTGATCCTGTTTGCCTGTCCATTTCTCAACGGTTCCTGTGCATCTATGTCGAGAGTCCCGTTTTCAGTGATTTTGATTCCCACCTTGTTGCTGTCTGGTTTCAACCAAGTAGGTCCCCAAGTGGTCTTAGCACTGACTGAATTGAAGTGTACTTGTGAACCAGCGAGGTCTATCCTGCCTGATGCTCCATGCAGTTGTGGACCGTCGGTGAAGGAAGTTATACCGTCCCTGGCGTAGTGCCTTACACTCCCTTTCTGTGCTGAAGTGAGAACACCCTTTTCTCCCATCGAGTAAACATAACCCTCGGCACTCAATGCTAGGTCCTCTTCTGCATTGAACCTGATCTTTCCTCCTGCGTGGAAATTTATATTATTGTCCGCGTGTAGATTGAAATCACCTTCGGCCCTTATGTCTATGCCTTTGTCAGAGTAGATGCTTATCTTTCCATTCTTGTCCATCTCTATGAACGCCTTACCTGAACCGTTCGCAAGATATACCACACCTTCAGTGTCATGCATCAAAAGTTGATGTCCTGATGCAGTACGTAATCTGGTCAGTTGGTTGTTGCCGTCCACGTCTCCGTCGTCCATCACGAAAGTGTGTCCTATCTTCCTTATGACGAAATCCTGTTTCCTGATGTCTTTTGTGCCGACGTACTGTTTAGTTGTCCTTGTGTCCTTTGGCCCTGGTGTGCTTATGCCAAACACACTGCTTGGTGTTTCCCTACGGGCGGAACTTGTTGTGGTGCCTCTGATATTGTCTGCGGACAGTCCTTGATCTTTGAGGACATCTGCCAATGGGTGTATTGGTTTGTTAAAACTTTCATAGTTCAATGCAGGATTGGAAGACGGATTCTGCTTGTTGACCTCTCCTGCAGGCACATTTTTTGTTCCATATGTGCTTTGCTTATCAGTGGCGCTACTGAACTGTCCTGCAGGACCTCCTGAATCTTTGTCCCATGTTTTCTCACTAGCGGCTATACCTGGCACCATGTGATTGGTCACAGCATCTTGCACACAACCTATCCAGAATGCCTGATCCAACTTGCCCTCTACAAATATCACAAGCACCCTTGTGCCTATGTCCGGTGGCACTGCCCAGAAGCCATAACTGTGTTGGCTGTCCTCGTACTTTGTTGATCCGGGTAAGTTGTATTTTACATCCTTGGCACCGTAGAACGGTGAAAGATATTCGCATGTGATTAAGTTACTGCTGATTGGATCTGCTGTTTTACTAAGGTTAGGAATGTTCACCTGCAGTCTTCCCATCCTCAATGGGTCAACGTTATTCTTTACAACGCCAATGAATGGGCCTGGCTGTCCTTGTGCCCATGACTTATCCTCGCCTGGTGCTTTTGATGTTGAAGCGTGTCCTTTTAAATAATCATATCCCGACATTATGCCATCCCATCATTTTCTCTAATTTTCCAAATGTTTTCTATCTCACGTGATAACTGCATTGGATTTTTCACATTAGTTATTACACCGTCTTTCTTGACTATTTTTTCATTACTAGTTGGTGTTGCAGTTTTCTCTTGATTGTTGAACCTAACCATCGTGAGTGTCTGTGTAAATCTACCATCTGTGAAATTATGCTCGACCTGTGTGACCTTGTAAAGGCCCGAAAACACTCCTGTGGGTTCTGACGTCAGTTCATACACACCCGTCTTGTCATTGAAATCTTGTGGTGTCTTGAAGGTCAAGTTTGTTATAGGTTCCGCCACATCATAATTATAGCATTTCAGTTTAGGGTTCCAGATGTTGTCCTTCGCCCCGCCCCTGAAGAAATCAATGTTATTGTCAGTCGAACTCCCATTAAAATTCTGCGGTGTTGCTGGTATAAATTGACTCTGTCCTAACCATGCAGGATCTCCAAGGATCTCCATCCTTAGGACCACCATATCCGCGGTAGGATTTGTTATGGCATCAAAGAATTGATCTAACCTGGAATCAACCTGTCCTGTCCTATTGGCGGGTGTACTTTTGTGACCACCGGCCTCACTTTTGAGTGGCAACAAACCACCCATGGCTTTGTCTCTATTTGTTGGAGCGTTGGAGTCAATCTCTACAGGATCCTTTGAATTTGAAAGCGTCCTACTGTCTGCCGCTTCTAAGTCCTTTAGTCTAGATTGAAAATATGCGACCTTGTAATTTATATCTAAGTTCAAGATATCAACATTGTCACCTGTGAAGATGTAGTTGTACGCCTTGGCCACATATGACTGAAAGTTCTTGCCCTGGTGAACACCGGCAGTTCCTAGATTGTATGCACTGATGTAATATGGCTCAACAACAATTCTTATAATCTTAGCGTTGGTCTGCCTGATCTCGTCGAAATCTGCAGTGGGTTCTACACTTGTTCTAATCCTAAAATATTTGAAATAAGTTGATAGTCCCTCGTTTGGATTGAAACCCGCTGTGCCACGCTTGGTCACCTTATTGCTCCAGTCGTCAAAACTTTTGGCACCGTATTCAGGATGTGTCTTCATCAAGTTCTCCAAAAGCATAAGGACTGCTGTTGAAGAATTGAACTTGATCATCTCCATAGTAAATTCTTCCTCACCTGCCACCTGGTTGACAGTTTTCTGTGTCATGCCGACCTGCCCTAGCGTTTCATAGGAAAGTGCTTGATCTGGATTTAGATCCTTGCTTATTGATATGTCATACTGGTCAGGATACTGGTTGAATCCACCAACAGTTTCTTGTTCGTTTTGATCATTCAAAGTATTTTGTAGATCCTGCACAGCATCTTTGAATGTTCTATTTGTTGATTTTAGTGTGCCACTTGTCCTTGGATACATGAACTGGTTTGTCAATGCAAATTCGTTGTAAGGAATTGCCTGTATGTTATAGTAAGACCCGCCTTGGTTGACGTCTATGTCCATAGTGATAAGTTTAATAGGGATCACTCTCTTCATAAATTCTGTTTTCTCTTTTACAGGCCGTCCGAGTTCGTCAAACCCTTGGAATTCAATGGTCAGCATGTAAGGTGCGTCAAGGTGATCCAAGAATCCGTTGTTGAACGCCGCCGCTTTTATTTTTTCCAACAGCGTAATACCAGAAGGTTCAACCAATTCCATCCTTATGTTTGTCACACTCGTGAGTCTTCTCTTTGCATTAAGTCCTGGCACGGAAGTCATTTCCACGTTCCTGAAGTATAGATCCCTGTCCTTTTTGAAAGTGCTCGAGGCCTCGCCCAGTTTGGTTCCAAGACCAAATTTGTCAATTGTTTTGTTCGTCTCGTTGCTGGGGTCTCTTCGACTCACTCTGGTGTTTGCAGATGCCTCTCTGTGACTGGAGAAGTTACCGTCCGAAATGCCGCCACTCTTCACTATTATGTCGTGCGGTCCACTGTTAAAGAATCTAGCAGGATTTCTTATGTCTCTCCTGCTCAAGGCTGATAGGGTAAAAATTGTGTTGTAAGATGCAAACTTGTGTAAGACGTTTGGGTCTGGGTCAATGGGGATTTCGTTTATGCTGGCCTTCCTGGCGTTTGCCGCTTCTGTGTATGGATCGGTCACCATGGGTTATATCCCCAAGTCTTTGAGCAGGTTCTCTTTCTTTGGCAGTTGAACCGTCACCCCAGGTTTGAAATCATATATGGGGTCTTCTATCTGGTCTGGGTTACGTTGTGCGAACACCCACCACAGTCTCGGAGTCCCATAAAGGTCGTAGGCCAGGAGGTCAGGCCTGTACGCATACGTTCTCTCTATGGTGTAACTTTGATCATCCTGTTCTGCTGTGATCGTCCTCGGATTGAGTATGTCGAGATAGTCAAAGATCTCTTCTGTTTCGAAGTATGGAGATGTGTTGGAATATTTCGCCATTAGATGAATCCTACCTCGTTGCCTTTGCCGTTGAGTTCGCCGTTGACGAATTTCTTCATTGAGAAGTTTTTGATACTGTCTCTGCTGTAGATAGGTGTCAACAACACAGAAACGTTAGAAAGCGTTGGTGCCCAGGTCTGCGATTCCCCTGACTCCACCAACCTCGAAATGTTGCTTGGTCTGTCGGCGTACACATCGCTCTGTTTTGTAGAGATGTAATCAATGCCTGGTCTAAGTTCAACGTTGAATGTGTTTATTATCACAGGTACCCTGTTGAACATGTGATCACCATAACCATAGAAGTGTAGTATAGGCGGAGGATTACCTTTGAGTCCATTGAGGCCTGTCTCAGCACCAAAGAACATTTTGGTGGCGGTCCTTAGGAAATTTATTGTGGCCACCCAGTGCTTGGCATCCTCACTATTCTGCACAGGAAACTCTCCAATCACGTTGAATGAATCAACCTGAGAATTCTGATATGCTTGGTGTGGGAAGTTGCTGTGGACCTGATCCATCGCATTGTAGTTGGCGGAATGTTGGATCACCACCGCTGGGGTCAAGGGCCAGAATATGCCGTTGCTGTCTATCAGTGGTGTCATCAAAGGATTGTTAGCAAAATCAAAGAACTCGGTAAGTGGACCATCCGGCACCACAAGCCTCACACGCCAGTCTGTCTTGTCCGAACGTCCTGACCATTTGGCCCTTGCGTTCACTATCCTGCTGTCCGTGGAAATACCAGCACCCGTGAGCCTGCCCAGGGTCCTGTTGAATATGCCCTGTCCCACGTTCTTGACTATTTTGCCTACGTCTCCGAATGCCATCTAAATGGTTGCTTTCCCTTGTAAAATTTCGTATACTTTAACTATATTTATAGACATTATTTTAGGCGCACTTAATTCACCATACGGCACGATTCAACAGACCTGTTTGTGGTCAATCTCAACAATATAAAGTAAAGGATTTATGAAGAGGGTAAAGTATCTTAACAACCGAGATCTGTTGGCACAAATACATGC